AGATGGATCTTCTTTAGAAGGCGCATTACTATTAGCTAACGGTTCAGGTACAATCTTAACAGATGCTGGCTTAACAGCAAATACATATTACTATCCAAGACTACAACAGTCACAACATTATTCAAACCCACGTTGGGCATCAACAGACACTGCTCCTCGTCCTACAGGTTCTGTATGGATTAAGACTACAGCAGTAAACAACGGTGCTGATATAACTGTTAAGAATTATAATTCAACTACAGAGTTATGGTCAACAGTAAGTGCTCCATTATATGAAAATGATCAAACAGCACTTAAAAATATTGACCCAGCAGGCGGCGGCATAAATGTTGCGGCTAACACATTATATGTTCAATATGATTCAACAGAAGCAGATAACGCAACATATAAAGTATTTAAAAGATACACTACAGGTGCTACAACAGCGACATCAACGAACACAGCACCAACACTAACAACTAGTGATCAGTTTACTATTTCAGCAAGTGTTAAAAACTCAACAGCAATGACTACAGCGGTAACTGCTACGATAAGCGGTACAACAGCGGCAGACTTTGTTTCGGCATTCAATGCGGCAAATGTTGCTAACACTGTTGCTAGCGTTGTAGGCGGTGCTGTAAGAATTTCACACTCACAAGGTGGCGTTATTGTATTAAAAGATTCAACAGGTACTCCGTTAGTAGACGCAGGTATTACATCAGCGTTAGACAATGTTAAAGCAGGTAACAACAGCGATGTTATTGTTTCTAACTATGTTCCATTAACATACACAGCATCACTGACTGCTCCTACACAGGATCCAGCAAATGATACATATTGGTATCATTCAGCAACAGATGAAGTTGATATATTAATTCAAGACGGTGGTGCTTGGAAAGGATATCAAGCAGTTAGTAATGATGCTAGAGGATTTGATCTTTCACAATGCTCTCCAGCTGGGCCAATAGTATCAGCAACTGCTCCTACTACACAATCAGATGCTTCAGCATTGGTGTACGGAGATTTATGGATTTCAACAGCAGATCTAGATAACTATCCTAAAATTTACAGATGGGAAGTAGCAGATAGTGTAGACCAATGGGTAGCTTTAGACAACAGTGATCAAACTACACAAAGCGGTGTTTTATTTGCGGATGCACGTTGGGGAACAGCAGGAACAGTAGATCCAGTTACAGACGATGTTCCAACAATTTTATCACTATTAACTAGCACTTACGTAGACATTGATGCACCAACAGCAACATTATATCCAGAAGGTACATTATTGTTTAACACAAGACGTTCAGGTAACACAGTTAAACAATTTAAAGTTAATTACTTTAATTCAACTACATTCCCAACTGACGTTTTACCAACACAAAAAGATGCGTGGGTAAATACAAGCGGTAATAAAGCAGACGGTTCACCTTACATGGGACGTAAAGCAGTTCGTAAAATTATAGTTGCGGCACTAGAAGCAGGTATTGATGCTAACACATCAATCCGTGAAGAACAAAAACAATTTAACTTATTAGCGGCTCCGGGCTATCCAGAACTTATTGATAACCTAGTTGCTCTAAACAACGATAGAAACAATACTGGTTTTGTTGTTGGTGATACACCATTTAGGTTATCAGATAATGCAACTGATGTTGTTAATTGGGCAACTGATGCTAATGGCGCAGGTGTAGACAGCGAAGATGGATTATCAACAGCAGATCCATACGTAGCAGTGTTTTATCCAAATGTTAGAACAAACGACTTAGCAGGTAATAAAGTTGTTGCTCCAGCATCACATGCGATGTTAAGAACATTAGTTAAGTCAGATGAAATTGGTTATCCGTGGTTAGCACCAGCAGGTGGACTACGTGGAACTATTGACAACGGTGAAGCTGTAGGTTATGTTAATTCACAAACAGGTGAATTCCAACAAATTTCAGTTAGACAAGCACTACGCGACACACTGTATGAAAATAAAGTTAATCCACTTACGTTTGTACCAGGTTCAGGTTTACAGAACTACGGTAACAAAACAGTTGCTTCAACTCCATCAAGTCTTGATAGAATAAACGTAGCAAGACTAGTTGCATATGTTCGTGATAGATTAGAAGTGTTAGGAAAATCATATATCTTTGAACCAAATGATACAGTTACTAGAAACGAAGTTAAAAACGCATGTGAGCAGTTATTAAACGATATTACTGCTAAACGTGGTGTTTATGACTATCTAGTTGTGTGTGATGATACAAACAATACAGCAGAACGTATTGATCGTAACGAGCTATATGTTGATATTGCAATTGAACCTACAAAATCAGTAGAATTTATTTACATTCCACTGAGAATTAAAAACACAGGTGATATTGAAGCAGGTAATTTATAGTATTATAGTATAGAATAATATACGCACTTAATGGTTCTTCGGAGCCATTTTTTGCGACTTTATATTGATAAATAGTAGTAGAAAGATATTTAACAAGGAGAAATACACATGGCTGTTTCATCATTAACTAGGATGTCAGTTCCTTTAGCGTCAGATCAAAGTGCATCTAACCAAGGACTGTTAATGCCTAAATTAAAGTATCGTTTTAGAACGGTATTTGAAAACTTTGGTGCAAGTACACCAAGAACAGAATTAACTAAACAAGTTATTTCATTTGCTAGACCTTCATTATCATTTGAAGAAATGCCGATTGAGTTATATAACTCACGTATGTATCTAGCAGGTAAACATACTTGGGAAACTACAGCAGTTGAATTACGTGACGATGCGTCAGGTTCTGTTGCTAAACTAGTTGGCGAACAACTACAGAAACAATTAGACTTTATGGAACAATCATCTGCTTCAGCAGGTATTGACTATAAATTCATTACACGTTGCGAAGTATTAGACGGTGGTAACGGTGCTAACGAACCAAACGTGTTAGAAACATGGGAATTATATGGTTGCTACTTAACAGCAGTTAACTATAATGATTTATCATACGGTGAAAGTGCTCCTGTAACACTATCAATGACTATTAGATTTGATAATGCTATCCAAACTCCAATTGGTAGCGGTGTGGGTTCAGCAGTAGGTAGGACATTAGGCACAGTAGTAACAGGATAATTTAGATGGCCGGAATATTTGGGGACGTCTTAAAGGGCTTTCTCGGTAGCGATTATCTAAAAGACTATAGGCATGCCAGCAAAACATTTAGATCTGCTGGCTATGAACTAGCTCCACGATTTAAGTTTTTATTCCATGTGCATTTCAACTTAAATGTTACGGAGCTACCTGGTCTTAAAACAGCATTTGGTCCAGAGGAGCAAAGTCAGCTCAGTGTGTTAGTTAAAAACATAACACTTCCAAACTACGCATTAGACGTAGATGAATTTAATCAATATAATAGAAAACGACTAGTACATTCAAAAATTAATTATGAACCAGTAACGGTAGAGTTTCATGATGACGGTGCTGATCTTGTTCGTAGTTTATGGTTTAAATATTTTAGTTATTATTATAAAGATCCAAGTCAGCCTTACGGAACAGTTCAAGGAAATGCTAACGGTGTAAACAATGCTCCAGTTGGAAGAAGTGATTATAATACTAGAGATGTTTATAGTCAGACTAGAGCAGGTAGCGATTGGGGATATTCAGCAGAAGATAATACAGGAACTGGCAACAAACCTCAATTCTTTAAAGATATTACAATATACGGATTTAACCAACATGATTTTGTTTCGTATACATTAATCAATCCACAAATTACAGAAATGCGTCATGACCAATATGATTATAGTCAGGGTGGCGAACCAATGGCAAACTCAATGACTATAAAGTATGAAACTGTAAAATATGGTGCTGGTGCTCTTAATGGTCAAACAGGTGCTCCAATTCCAGGATTTACAGATCCAGCTCATTATGACAAAGAACCTAGTTCATTAAGCCAAGCAGGCTCTAACTCATCTATATTAGGACAAGGTGGATTGTTAGATGCAGGCGTAGGTGTTTTTGAAGATTTAGCAACAGGTGATGTATTAGGTGCTGGTAAAAAAATTGGTCGTGTGTATGATATTTTCAACAAGGGTGATGTAAGTACAGAAGGTATTAAAGAAGAAGTATTAGGAGTAGTAATACGTGAAGGGTTACCAACAGTGGCCTCAGGTGCTTTTAACTTCTCAACTCCACCAACATCTAATAGCAAAACAAATAAACTAACTTCTACAGCTACTAATGATTCCACAGTAAGATCTAGTAGTATCATTTCTAGTAACGGAAAAACTATTGGTCGATGATTTTTGGCCTAGTGCTGAATAAGGTTAAATACTATCATGTCAACAGTAAACATTACAAAAAATAACTTAGAATCTACAGTTAAAATCTTTGATAATTTCTATAATACAGAAACAGTCATTAATGCTGACGAGTTTGACATAGTGAGATCATTTTTTCTAAAGCATTCAACCGATACAGCTATAGCAGATGATTTTACATCAGCATTTTTTAGAATACAACAAAACTACAATATATCTACAGACGAACTATTAAAAAAGTTTAAAGGCTTAGACGATCCATTAGCAATGGATGAAGTTATAGCATACTATCTCAACGGTCTTAGATCAAAATCAACATTACTCGGTGTTAGCGTATTGCAACAACCTAATTTATATGCGGCACGTAATGTTAGCAAGTAATGGCTAGCAGATTTGCAAACGGTCTTTACTCAATAATGAATCCCGACAAGTATGTAGGTAAAAAAGCACCTAGATACAGATCAAGTTGGGAACACGCATTTATGCAATTCTGCGATAAACACACTAGTGTAGTTAAATGGGCTAGTGAGAGTGTACGTATTCCTTACAAACACCCAATGACTGGAAAACAAACAACTTATGTTCCTGACTTTTTAGTCCAGTACCAGGACAAAAGAGGTAAATTAGTAACAGAGCTGGTAGAAATTAAACCTAAAAAGCAAAGTATAATTGAAAGCAAAAATGCTAACAGAGCTACCAGAGAGACTGTAGCAATTAATCACGCTAAATGGGATCAAGCTATGCGTTGGTGTAAAGCAAATGGTATTACATTTAGAGTAGTCACTGAAGACGACATATTTAGAAGTGGAGCAAGATAATGACGAAAAAATTAGAAGAACTTTTTGATTTAGAACCATCAGAGCCTGCCAAAGACGCAGATGTTTCTATACCATTACCACAAGAAGAAACAGCGGATCCACAACTACCACAACAAACATTAAAGAACATTGACAAGATAGAATCAGCGTTACCTGCTGTAAAAGGATTAGAAGCCAGTGACGAAGAGATGGATGAGTTAGGACAGTTAGCTAAAGACAGTTACAAAGATTTAATGGACTTAGGCATGAATGTAGACAGTCGCTTTGCCAGTGAGATATTTGGAGTAGCAAGTAATATGCTAAACCACGCTATATCAGCCAAGACAGCTAAGATTAATAAAAAGCTAAAAATGATTGATTTACAATTAAAGAAAGCCGCACAGGATCAAAAAAAGTTGGTTGACAACGCAGGTAATGAACCAATGGAACAAGGACAAGGATACGTGTTAGACCGTAACGAAATGTTAAAAGAGTTACTAAACAATAAAGACAGAAAAGAATAAAGTAGTATAAATATACGCATAGTCAGGGGAAATAATAATAATGAAAAAATTTACAGAATATTTAACAGAGTCACAGCAAACTTATTCATATCGAATTAAAGTAGCTGGTGGCTGTGACAAAGATTGTCTTAAAGAATTAGAAGACAGATTAGCAAAGTTTGATCTAATTAAAATGTCAGATCCAAAAACAACACCAGTAACAGAAGATCCATTGGACTTTCCAGGTGTTAAAAATATGGAAGTTTGTATATTTGAAATAGAATTAGATTATCCAGCAGGACAACAAGAACTATTTCAAATGATTGAAACGTGTACACGTAAGCCTCAATCACAAATAAAAATAGTATCACAAAATTTTGCTGAGGGATGGGAAGAAAACGAAGGTGCTGAAGCAGAAGAAGCACCATTATTAGATAACGAGGAGTACCCAGCAGATACTAAGGAACAAAAAGAAGCAAGTAAGATATACGCAGATCCAAGTGCATCAGTTCCTGAATCATCAATTGAATATGAGATAGCCGGCGGCAAAACCCCTGAAGCCAAAACGACTAACGATCTACCACAAGGCAAGTTAAGCTCAATGGGTAGTACAAAAAACAAAATACCGCAAGTTAAATCAGCGGCAAGATAAGAGGATATTACTATGGATATGTATAACGTATTAGCAACACTTCAAAAGATTGAAAATCCAACTGAAGATCAAAAAGCCGCAATTAAATCAGCTGAAATGACACAGCCACAAGGTATTACAGAAGTTAGTACAACAGGTGATAACATTTATGCTCAGTACGGCAAAGAATCACATGATGACTTGATTAGATTAGCTGACGTTCCAGTACTTAATGTACAAAGCGATTCTCCAGAAACAACCACAACTACAACTGAATCAGTTGAAATTGAAGAAGCACAAAGTCCAGCACAGAAAGCGGCATTCCAAAAAATGCTAGATGCTAAAAAAGGCAAAAAAGAAGATAAAGAAGTAAAAGAAGAAGATGCCGACGCAGACACTTATGATAAAAATGAAAGAGTTTCAGAAGATATTGAAACTATTGAACTAGATGAAGCGTATGATGCTAAACATGTTGCTGATATTGTAGCAGGTCATGAAAAACAAGGACACAAAGTTGAAATGGATCGCCCAGAAACAAACGGTCAAGGTTTCACAGTTACATTCAAAGATGGTAAGCGTAGACATTACAAATATTCTCAAGCAAAGACAAAGGTTGATTCATTAGAACCAGTTGATCCATTGGTAGATCCAAATGCTCCTAAACGTGAGCGTGGACGTCCTAAGAAAGAAGGATTAGGTGAAGCAGAACCAGCTGTGTTAGACACAGCGTTTGTTACAATGGAAGGTAAAGAAGAAATTGATATAACAGCAATGTTTGAAGCAAAGTTAAATGAGTCAGTAGAAACTGAAGAAGTTGCTGAAAGTTTACAAGTTGTACAAAATATTGACGATGCTAACCAAGAAACAGTAAGTGTAAATGCCCAAGGTGAACATACTGATATGCTTAAAACACTACTAAACTTATCTGGACAACGTTCAGACGGTTATGAAGAATATAAAGGCGAAGAAGAAGCGGTTGAGGAAGAAAGAGATATACAACATGCTAACACACCTAACGAACAAGTTACAGATGTTGACACACAGTTAAACACAATGTCAGGTGGGTTAAATGGACCTAAACATAAATCAGCGGCTAAATCAAACAGTAATCCGTTGTATAACGAATCAATAACTGATGAAAAAATGTTAGAATTATACAAGGCCTACAAAGGTAGTGAATAATGAAAACATTCGAAGAACATCTACAGGAAACAGCTAGAAGAATAGCACATCCAATAACTGATGATCGTGTTGGCTTTGTTATCAACCTGGATACATTGATTGAAACTGTTGTTATTGAACACGACGATTTATCAATAACAGTAGAAATGGATGAAGATCATGTAGCAATGCTTGAGCAGTGTGGTTGTTCTTTTGAACCAGGTGTAGAGTTTGCTATCTATAACGAAGCAGAATACAAAGGTAAAAAAGTTAAACTTAATGATCCTATTCGTACTTCAGAAAACCCAAAGAAAAAATTCAAAGTATATGTTAAAGATCCTAAAACGGGTAATGTAAAAATTATTCGCTTTGGTGATCCTAACTTATCAATTAAAAGAGATGATCCTAAAAGACGTAAAAGCTTTCGTGCTAGACACGGTTGTGACAAACCTAAAGGCAAAGACAAATCTACAGCTAGGTACTGGTCATGCTATCAATGGCGTAAAGGTGCTAAGGTAAACAACTAATGCGTGCCTCTGAATTCTTAGTAGAAGTTAAGAGGTGGAAGACCAAACAAGGTAAGTTTAACCCAATCCTACAACACTCTTCTCCAGGAACTTACACTAATGATGCAGATAGATATTATGCTCTATATCGTGCTAGTATGTTTATGGCAAGAGCACCAGGCCATTATGAAGACATGGACATAGATTCTGTTGCCGCTACAGCATACATTGGTGCGTATACTGATGTAGACAAACAAAAAATAGATGCGGCTCATAAGGCATTAGGTATGAAGGTAAAAACACAATCCATAGGTCCGAGTCAGGAACTTCCGGACACAAATACACAATCGCCTATTACACAGGCTAAATGGCAACGTAAAAAATAATGAGTAATTGTGCAAGCTGTGGGTGTGGATGTCATTGTGGACAATCATGTACAGAGTGTTGGGACTGCCCAGATTGCCAATGTGAATTAACACAAGAAGAACAACAAACAGAATACATCCAAGAACCAGTGGTGTTAGCAGATGTAAGGGATTAAACATGTACGAATATGCAGTAACAATTAAAAGAGTAGTAGACGGTGACACAGTTGATGTAGACATTGACCTAGGCTTTGGCGTAGTATTAGTTAAAGAACGTGTTCGCATCATGGGTATTGATACACCAGAAAGTCGTACAAGAGACAAAGTAGAAAAAGTATTTGGATTAGCCGCAAAGGATAAACTTAAATCACTACTAGGTAAAAAATCAGTTCTAAAATGCCAGAAGTATGATAGTAAAGGTAAGTTTGGACGTATCTTGGGTGACTTCATAACCAATGACGGCAAAATGGCAACAGATGTAATGATTGAATCAGGACATTGTGTAGCATACTTTGGTGGATCAAAAGACGAAGTTGAAGCAAAGCATTTAGTTAATAGAGAAAAACTTCTACGTGAAGGTGCTATTAATATGACAGACTATAACAAAGCTGTTAAACTAATGGAAAAGAAAAAATGAAGTTTACTGAAATTACAGAAGGAAAATACAGAGAGAACGACCTAGAGGAATTTGTTCCTAACGACGAGCAATTAGATCAAATCAAAAACAAGTTTCTCCCAGACTGGGAAATGTTAGATCATAGAGAAATACAAACAATGTATGTTTGCCAAGATCATAGACAAGCAGAAGAAATGATAGGCTTTATTAATGACCTATCTGAGAAAATGGATCACTTTGCAGAAGTAACACAAGACGTTACAGAAGTTAAAGTAAAGACGTCTACGTTTGACGTTAAGGGTCTTACAGTGCTTGATTTCCAGCTAGCTATGTCAATAGACGTCTGGGCAGAAGAAAACGGCATTAAACAGGCATCTACGTCAGGCAACTTTGGTATGCACGAAGATCAAGGCTTAACAGAAGCACAATTTGATGAAGCGGCTGGCGAAAAGGATGCTTGCTATCATAAAGTAAAATCAAGATACAAAGTATGGCCTAGTGCGTATGCGTCAGGTGCTTTGTCTAAGTGCCGTAAAGTAGGTGCTAAGAACTGGGGCAACAGTAAAAAGAAATGAGAGCTAGTGACTTCATAACAGAACTTAGTTGTCAGTATGGTGAATACTATTGTTCTCATGATAAGAAAATGAAGTGCCGCAAAACTCCTAAGAAATCAAGAACAACAGAAGATTTACGTGCTTGGTTTGGCAAAGGTAAAAAAGGCGGAGCAGGAGGAGGCGGCTGGGATCGCTATAACACTAAAGGCGAACGTATAGGTAAATGTGGAGATGCTGGAGAAGGAGAAGGCAAACCTAAATGTTTATCAAAGTCTAAGGCGGCTAGTTTAAGAGCTAAAGGCGGTAAAAAAGCAATAGCACAAGCAGTAAATAGAAAACGCAGACAGGATCCAAACAAAGATAGGAAAGGCTCTGCTAAGAACGTCACAAACAAGTATAAGAAATGAGAAATTACATCAACATAGTGGAAGCCTAGAGATGGCCAACAGAGATAACACAGCGTAATGTTTCAACGTATTGATGTTCCTTTAGTACGCAATCCTAGATGCCAACAAGCTGTTGACGGACTTACAGCCGAAGATTTTCGTTATTACGACAAGGATGGCTTTGAGCTATGTCAAGCAGAACAACGCTACTACGAAGCGGAAAACCACCCTATAGAGCAACCTATACTTAATCACAGACTATGGCAAGAAGAATGGATGACCATTGATCATGATAGGCTACACTTTGATCATGCTATGATCTTACATCGTTGTTCATATGAAGGTCAAGCTCAAGAACAACTCCAAGAACTAAAATCAACTATACCACAAGCAGACTTATTGTTGCGTACTAAACAGCAATGGGGGTATGACTTTGATCTAGACTACATTACAGAAAGCGGAGAAATCTTTGAGGTGCTACACATTGAATGTGACTTCAATGACTTTAACGAGTTTCAAGATAAGTTATATAAATTTGAAGATCGTATAGAACGTATAGACTTTGAGGAGGCCGCTAGATCAATATGGCGTGAAAGAGACCAATGGCAACACCTCAAAGCATTCACACAAAATGACTGGAAAGCCAACCACCTACTAGGTTGGAAAAAATCAGAGTATACAGAAAAAGCTCTATAAGTAAGTACAACAACTAATCACTAGGAAATACCCAATGTTTAACGCAACAAAATTAAAACTATACTATGACCATGCTCTCAATACTGTTAAAGATGAAGGAGAAGATCCAGTGTTAGAAAGAATTACCGAGCAAGTGATTGAAAATTTTATAGTTCCGTTAAAACTTAAGAAAAATTCAAAAATCTTAGATATTGGATCCGGAGTTGGATATTTCAGTGATCATATGAAAAAGTTAGGATATACTGATATCACAAGTACTTCAATGACTGAAGGTGACAAAAGTGCTTTAAAAGCAAAGGGCCACAAGTATATTAGCACTGATATTAATTTTATTAAACGACCAGATGCCTCATACGATTTTATTTTTTGTAGACACGCACTTGAACATAGTCCTTTTCCTTACTTTGCTTTGTTAGAGTATAATAGACTGCTTAAGAAAAAAGGAAAACTGTATGTAGAAATGCCTCAGCCAGTGGGACCTAGAGGAGCTGAAACTTGGCCGCAACACTATTCAGTACTAGGAGAAGTAGCACTACAAAGTCTTATTTCTAGAGCAGGTTTTAGTATAGAATGGTATCGAAACGCACAAATTCCTATTACTAATAACGAAACAAAGAAAACAGCACAAGAAACATATAATTGTGTATTAGCAAATAAAATAGGCAACATCGACGTTAAATAAGTGTATGGATATAAATGATTTAAAAAGATTAGCCGGAGTTACTGATCAACACGGCAATTCAATGGGCGAAAACATAAGCCACACAGCATCTGAAAAGTCTAGCTACCAGAAAAAACATAACATTCAGCCAGGTACAGAAGAGTGGTTTAAGTTATGGTTTGCTCAGCCTCGCCTGACAGGTGAGAATCCAATGCCCAAGGACAAGTAAATGGCCAACAAGTCACTAGATGGCGTATTAATTAAGAAAGCCCACAAAAAAACAGTATACACACAGGAACAAGTAAACGAGTTTGCGTTATGTGCTGACCCTGTAACGGGTCCAATATATTTTATGCAGAACTTTTTCCATATACAACATCCTACTCGCGGTGGTATCAAGTACAAGCCATTTGAATATCAAGAACGGCTAATAGATACATATCATAACTATCGTTATTCAATATCAATGATGCCTAGGCAAACAGGTAAATCAACATCAGCCGCAGGCTATTTGTTATGGTATGCTATGTTTGTATCAGATGCAACAGTATTAGTAGCCGCACACAAATATGCAGGTGCTCAGGAGATTATGCAACGTGTTAGATACGCATACGAAGCATGTCCAGATCATATCAGAGCAGGTGCTGTTAGTTATAATAAAGGTAGTATAGAATTCGACAACGGCAGTCGTATAGTAGCACAAACAACAACTGAAAACACTGGACGAGGTATGTCAATATCAATGTTGTACTGTGATGAGTTCGCGTTTGTTAGACCTACTATTGCTCGAGAGTTTTGGACTTCAATATCACCTACACTAGCAACAGGTGGTAAAGCAATTATTACATCAACTCCAAACTCAGATGAAGATCAATTTGCTCTATTATGGAAAGGAGCAAACAAGTGCGAAGATGAACATGGTAACGAAACAAAACTAGGAGTCAATGGATTTAAAGCATTCCGGTCATATTGGAAAGAACATCCTGACAGGGATGACACGTGGGCAGATGAAGAACGTGCTAAATTAGGTGATGAACGTTTTAGACGTGAAATGGATTGTGAATTTATTATTAACGATGAAACACTGATTGCTCCAATACACTTAATGGAAATGCACGGCGAAGAGCCAGGCAAAAAAACAGGACAAGTTCGTTGGTTTGGCGATATAACTCCTAATCACTTATATGTTGTAGCCTGGGATCCAAGTTTAGGAACAGGTGGTGATTATGCCGCAATGGAAATATTCGATGCCAATACAATGACACAGGTAGCAGAGTGGAAACATAATAAAACCACAATACCCGAACAAGTTAGAATCTTTGCTGATATAATTAAAGCGTTAGAAAGTCAGGTAGGTGAAAGAAATAATATATATTATTCTGTAGAGAACAATACTATAGGTGAAGCCGCATTGATATCTATTGCTGACTACGGTGAAGATAGTATTAAAGGTATATTTTTAAGTGAAGACAAGAAGGCAGGAGTTGGAAGACGATATCGTAAAGGCTTTAACACAACAAATAAAAATAAAATAGCGTCTTGTAGTAAATTTAAAACACTAGTTGAACAAAAAAGATTAACAGTTAAATCAAAAGCATTGATCAGTGAACTTAAAAATTTTGTAGCACATGGAACAAGCTATGCGGCCAAACCAGGTGAACACGACGATCTGGTTATGGCTACAATTTTAGCAGTTAGAATGCTACAACAGATACAAAATTATCATAAAAGTATAGGTGAAACAATGACAGACCACAGCGATAATCGAATTGACCCGATGCCGTTTATAATGTTTTAGATAAATATTGCTATGATATCAAAAACAGACATTAACCAGAATTTATATAACTTATTAACGACCAAAAACTTTGAACTAGTTACTAGAGATAACAAAGGTAAAGAAGCGGCTGATCCTAAAGAAGCTGAACTGTTTAGCTTTGATTATAAGATAGACGACACTAACTATGGCACGATTGTAATTACTATCACTCCAGAAGGTAACTTAGAAGTATTTTATGGTGACTCTTTAGGTAGAGGTATGGAGAAAGACCATAGAAGCGAGTGGTATGATTTTCTCTACCAGCTGAGACATTTTTCAAGACGCAATATGTTAGGTTTTGAATTAAAGAATATGAATAAATTAAAATATGCAATGAAAACAAGAAGTCAAGTTGAAGAATCAAAATACTATGGTTATAAGAAAACATCATATACCAAACCAACAAAAGAAGCAAAACTTAAAATAGTACATTCAAAACCAATTGACGAGGAACAAGGCGATAAACGATATAGAAATATATCTTCACTGTATATTGAGAATGCAGACGGTGAACGTTTTAAACTACCTTTTACAAAATTATTTGCTGGTCGTGCTATGGCTAGACACGTAAGCGAAGGTGGAACTCCACATGATCAATTTGGACAACACATCTGTGAACTAGTATCAGACATAGGAGTATTAGGTAATTTTGTAAGAGCAAGTAGAGGCAAAGAATTTACAGATACAGCTACAACAGCAATGAGAGAAGCCGGTGTTAGACATTATGCTGATCTTAAAAAGAAAGTTAAACGTATGATTGGTAAACGAGGATACCGTGAACAGTTTGATCAGTTTGATCCTAGTTTAGACAATGTACATGAAGAAATTACAGATCAGTTACGTGATATGTTTACAGAGACACTACTAGATACTAGGATAGAAGAAGCTATTCCGGTATTAAATAAATTAGAGGCGAGGAACTCAGTTATGAAAGAACTTAACGAATTTGAACAATGGGCAGATGAAACAACCCAGCTAGACTTAGGAGAAGGGTTTGATCCTACAGAATTTGAAGGCAAAATTGAAAAGGATGGTAAAACAATAACATATCATGCTGATGTAGATAACGAACAAAACAGAGTACATGTAACTAAGTGTTCAGACGAGCAATATAGAGATGAATGCCAAGCAGATGCTGAAGCAGAGTGGGACGCAAGAGACGCAGACGTGCCTATGGAAGACAAAGAATATGAATGCCCAACTTGTCGTGGCGCAGGTGAATATCGCGATGAAGAACATAAAAAACATGATTGCCCAGACTGTGATGGCGAAGGCAAGTATGTTGATGTTGTTGATCTGGAAGAAGATGAGAATAGAGAGGCAGTACACGATGCTATTCTTCGACGTTTCCAAGACAATCTAGATCTAGTTATTAAAGTAGGTGGACCAAAAGAAACAATGGATGCGATTAGAGACTATGTAGACAGTGAAGATTGGAGTGATCTACAAGAGATAGGAACCAGTGACGTAAGTGCATGGGTCGACAACATTGTTAACACATACTCAAAAGATAACGCAGTAACTGAAGGTAAAATGAAAGACCTGATGACGGATATAGACGAATTATCAGACGAAGAATTTGAAGAAAAATATAAAACTAAAAAGCCAATATACTGGGACGAAGTTAAAACTAAAGGACTAAGACAAGATCCTAAAAAACCAGCATACATTAGTAAAATAAAAAAAGAAGACTTAGCCGCAGAGGATACAGAAATGAACGAAGGTAAATTCACACAAGAAGAAGTACAGAAAGCTATTAGAATAGCAATGCACATGAAAGGTGATATGACAGACGCAACAGATGCTATTGATGCTATACACCCAGGATTAACTAAACATCCTGAAGTTGAAGATGCTCTTAAACAAGCTAATGAAAGCACTGAAGAAGTTGTTGCCGAAGGCCCTACTAGAAAAGACTTTCAAATGGTAGCTGACTTACTTAAAGATAATCCAAATATGGCTGATCGTAAAGCTAAAGCAAAAGAATACTGTGATAAGTTTGCGAAAATGAATCCACGGTTTGACAAAGAAAGATTTTTAAAAGCTTGTGGCGTAACTGAAGCCATTGAAGAAGATGACTTTGAAGAAGGAAATGAATTCTCAGGTGCGTTAGCTCAAGCTAAAAAAGATGGCAAACAAGAATTTGAAGTAGACGGTAAAGTTTACAAAGTTACAGAAGATGAATTAGAAGCAATATTAAGGTTGGCTAGATAGTTCGTACTTAGTACGAGCTGTAAAAAAGAGTATACTGTACGTAAGTTATACTCTTTTTTTACGACTTTGGTAAAATATACTAATATAATGGTTGTAAAGCTAAATAAAGTATCATATAATGTAACTGTTGTATGATTTATACACATTTAAAAATAAACATTATGGCACATATAGGAGAAGTACAATGGCATCATTGGCAGAAATTAGAGCAAAACTCACACAAGCAGAAGCAAGAACATCAAACAATTCACAAGGTGGCGGCGATAACGCTATCTATCCACACTGGAATATTCAGGAAGGTGCGACATCAACACTTAGATTCTTAGGTGACGGTGATCCAAACAACTCATTCTTTTGGGTTGAACGTAACATGATTCGTTTACCATTTAACGGCATTAAAGGCGAAATGGACAATAAACAAGTCCAAGTACAGATTCCTTGTATTGAAATGTGGGGCGAGTCGTGTCCAATTCTAGCAGAAGTTAGAACTTGGTTTAAAGATCCAGCATTAGAAGAAATGGGTCGCAAGTATTGGAAGAAACGTTCATACTTATTCCAAGGCTTTGTAAGAGAGAATCCGTTATCAGATGATCAAACACCAGAGAATCCAATCCGTAGATTTGTTATGAGTCCACAGATTTTCAATATTATTAAAACAGCATTAATGGATCCAGAGATGGAAGAACTACCTACAGATCCAATGCGTGGTATTGACTTCCGTGTTGTTAAAACACAGAAAGGTGGTTATGCTGATTACACAACATCAACATGGGCACGTAAAGAAACTGCGTTAACAGAAGCTGAACAAGCGGCTATTGATAAACATGGCTTATATAACTTAAATGATTTTCTTCCTAAGAAACCTAGTGAAGTTGAACTTAAAGTTATGAAAGAAATGTTTGAAGCATCAGTAGACGGTAGACCGTATGACGCAGAGAAATATGGTGCTTATTTTAGACCATATGGCATGCAAGCGCCAGCAGGATCAACACCAGCAACAGCGGCACCAGCGGCTCCAAAAGCAGACACTTTTGAACAAGTGGCACCTACAGCGACAGCAACACCTGCTCCAGCAGTAGAAGCTCCAAAAGTAGAACCTGTAGCTGAAACAGCACCTGCGGCTACTCCAGCACCAGCTGAAGCGGCACCAGCAGAGTCAGGATCAAAAGCAGAAGATATACTTGCTATGATTCGTTCAAGACAGTCGTCTAAATAGACTATTAGATTATCAGGCAGTGGCAACACTGCCTTGATGTCTTTAACACAATGACACTCGCTGAATATTTTAAAAAATTTTTAAAGTTTGTTGATAATAAACTACAAATTGCGGACCACCTTGGCGGCTTTGATGAGAACTTACAGTCAGAAATATTAACTGAAGTTGTTAAGTTAGCTAAAGAAAAAAATATATCTACTATAGAAACAGCTTATGTATTTCCACCAAAGTTTAATGACAAATATGGCGTCAAATTCTGTTACAACGAAGATTTAGTTACAGGTAGAGGCTGGCAAGAGATGATAACGTATAATATACATCCAGAGCAAGATTTTAAAAACTTTATTTGTAGCTTTAACGGATCACCGCACGTTAGCAGACGGCTCCTAACATCAGCACTAAACAAATTTGGATACTTTAATAAAGATTATTGTAGTAAAAACTTCAAACACGATGGCAGTAAAGTTGATGGCCATATCAATGATAACGTAGAGAATACATCATTTTATAACAAGTTCTTTGATCTAACAGATGAGTTCAATCAACAAATATATAGTTTTGGTCACGTACGGTTTGATCACGCTAATAATGTTTGTACTCTTGAAAACAAACTCACTGAAAGTTTTTTACACATTGTAAGCGAAACAATGGCCACTAACTACTATCCGAATATCACTGAGAAGTTCTTATACAGCATAGTAACTCGTGGATTGTTTTTAGCGTATGCTCAACCAGGATGGCACGCTCACATTGAAAAAGTATACGGATTTAAGTTGTATGCTAATCTGTTTGATTATAGATTTGACTCAATAACTAATCCTGTTAAACGAGTAGTAGAGTTAATGACTATGATTAGTAAGTTTAGTAAGCTTACACCAGCTGAGTGGCACGACTTGTATCAATTAGAAGCAGACACAATAAACTATAATTACAATCATTATTTTAGTAGAGATTATTTAAAATGTATCAAAGAGTATGAAAAAAGTTTTGACAACAATGACAGATAAAAACCATTTACTAGTAGGATGCTCGTTTACAGATCCATCATGGCAAGATGCCATACCTTGGTCAGTATATTATAGTAAAACCTATCACAAGTCTTATATTGTAGCCAAGGCGGCAATGGGATGGACTGGTATATGTACAGAAGCATATATGTATGCCAAGCAATTGGATATCAGTCATTGTGTGATAATGTTACCTACTATATGGAGACGTGATATAGAAGTTAATCACGAAGGCACAATGTGTAACGCAATGGTTAATTTACTAGAACATGATCAAGTGATTGAGCATGGTAAAAGAAAGTGGATATGTAGTGGAGGATTAAATTATCAACACGAAGGCAAAGAATTAGTTAAAGTATTTGATTGGCAGTACAAGTATAAAAGCTTTTTACCTATTTTTAGAAGTCATGCTTTAGCACTTAAAACATTACAGTTGTATTTAAAAAGTATCGACGTAACATATACGGTGACAGCAATTAGAGATCCAATGGAACAACTAATGGGTATGGAGTATATAGGAAACGAATTAGAAGATTTGTTACACGATGTGGAATACAACACATGGTTAAAATTTGATGGTAAGTTTATCAACAAGTGGTTGATACATGATAATCATCCTACTACCAAAGAACACAAACAACTTGGAGATTATATATGGCAAAACCAATTGACGTAAGTAATTTTGGTAACAATATATAAATTTATACATTGACAACAACGACACTACATAGTATAATAAGAACATATTAGCAAGGAGAAAACAATGGCTAAACCATTCGACGCAAGTAAGTTTAGAAAAAGTATTACTAAAAGCATTCCTGGAATGAGTTTAGGATTTAACGATCCAACAGATTGGGTATCAACAGGTAACTTTGCATTAAACTATTTAATATCCGGCGACTTTAACAAAGGTATACCACTAGGCAAAGTAACAGTGTTTGCTGGCGAATCAGGAGCAGGTAAGAGTTATATCTGTTCAGGCAACATTGTTAAAAACGCACAAGAACAAGGCATATATGTTATCTTAGTTGATAGTGAAAACGCACTTGATGAAAGTTGGTTACACGCATTAGGTGTAGATACATCAGATGACAAACTACTTAAACTTAATATGGCAATGATTGATGACGTAGCTAAAACTATTTCAGAATTTGTAAAAGAATATAGAGAAATGCCTGAAGAAGCAAGACCTAAAGTATTGTTTGTTATTGACTCGTTAGGTATGTTATTAACACCAACAGATGTTAATCAGTTTGAAGCAGGTGATATGAAAGGTGATATGGGTCGTAAACCTAAGGCACTAACAGCACTTGTTAGAAACACAGTTAACATGATTGGTGCGTTAAACATAGGTATTGTAGCAACTAATCACACATACGCATCACAAGATATGTTTGATCCAGATGATAAGATATCCGGTGGACAAGGATTTATCTACGCTTCGAGTATTGTTGTAGCAATGAAGAAACTTAAACTAAAAGAAGACGAAGCTGGTAACAAGATATCAGATGTTAAAGGTATTAGAGCTGGTTGTAAAGTAATGAAAACCAGATACGCTAAACCGTTTGAAGGTGTACAAGTTAAGATTCCTTATTCAACAGGAATGAGTCCATACTCAGGTTTAGTTGATATGGCTGAAAAAGCTGGATTACTTAAAAAAGACGGTAACAGATTACGTTATGGCGAGCCAGACAGTGCTAATGAAATCAAACAGTTCCGTAAAGCATGGGAACTTAACACTGACGGTTGCTTAGATAAGATTATGGCAAGCTACGGAAAGATAGCAGAAGAGATAAGTATTGAAGACGTAGAAGCTATGGAAGATACTGCTGTTGAACAGCAGGCACCTGTAGTAGAAGAAACTGTAGAAGGAAAATAATAAATGGCAGACACATTAATATCAGCATCTGAGGTATGGCTAGCAGTTAAAGATCATCTTAACGATGAAAAACAAGCCGCAATTGATGTTGTTAATGCACTAATTGATAACCAAGGGCATAACGCAGACGCAATAGCCGAAAGCGAACTTGGTCAAGATAAGAGTATTAAATCAGCGTTATCGGCATATGTTGTTGAAGAAGAAGAGGATGATGGCTTAGATACTTGGGGCGACGAAGTTGATGACGGTGGTTACGAAGACGATGAGGACGACAACTATTAATGTGGTATAACAAAGTAGTTGATAATATTGGAAACTTACCTGACTTTATAATGTACTATCGTAGCGAGTTGGAAAGTGCTAAAAAGGATGTATCAGTCTATGGATATGTAGAAAAGAACTTGGCAGACTTGCCAGGCATTACTGAACATCGATTCCACCAACTACAAGAAATAGAAGCAGTGCTTAATTATCTTAATATACAACTACGTAAGATTAGACGTAAGCATTTTCAAAAGTATCTAGAAGCATATCAAAGAGCATTGACATCACGTGATGCAGAAAAGTATGTAGATGGTGAAGACGAAGTTATTGAATATGAAACATTAATTAATGACATTGCTCTACTTAGAAACCAATGGTTAGGTATAATGAAAGGACTCGAAAGTAAAAACTTTATGTTAGGGCATGTAGTTAGATTAAGGGCGAGTGGTATGGAGGATATACAACTATAATGTTTGTTGAAGATCAAGTAAGTCACAAACATTCGCGAGAAATATTAGATACTATTGAGACGTTCTATGAATTTATGGTATCTGTTAATACAGTTTGCGACATGGGCGGCGGAGCAGGACTAGATGCAGAATGGTGGGTAACTAGAGAAACTGATCCAGAAATTGAATCAACCGGAAAACCTCAACCTTATAATATTAAAGCAACAGTAATTGACCAAATTGATAAGCTTTCTGTATCGCATAAAAATCTAACATATTTAAAAGCGGATATGGAAAACACAGGGTTACAGTCAGATTCGTTTGACGTTATAACTTCACATGATTCATTTCAGTATTGTCTTAATCCAGTAAACACTTTAAAACATTGGTGGGACTTAACAAACATCAATGGTATGTTAATTTTACAGATACCGCAAACTACAAATATCAAATATAATCAACACGATATATCAAGTCCAAATAATGAATACCATCACTATACCTTAGTTAATCTTATTCATATGCTAGCAGTCAACGGTTGGGATTGTAAGAGCGGATTGTTTTTTAAAGGACTACGAGATCCTTGGATCAAAGCTGTAGTCTATAAAGGCGAAGTAACGCCTCAAGATCCTCGTACTACTAGCTGGAGAGACTTAGCTGAACTTAATTTATTACCAGAATCAGCAGTACAAAGTATTGATCGTTGGGGACATGTTAAACAACAAGATCTCGTACTACCTTGGTTCGCTGGACACCTTGAAACATATTCTACACACTGAATAAACTACGCAGATAAATATCTGCATGAGTAAACAAGATACAATACCAGTATACATTGGGTATGACCCTAGAGAAGCCATAGCATTCCATACCTGTGTTAATTCAATAATTAGACATGCCACACAACCAGTAAGCATACATCCGTTAGCACTTAACTTATTGTCAGGATATGAGGAAACACACACTGATGGTTCCAATCATTTTATATATTCACGATTCCTAGTACCACATATGGCAGGGTACACAGGACGAGCAATTTATATTGACGGTGATATGATAGTTAAAGATGATATAGCAAAGTTATGGAACGAAACAAAAAACTTTTCGAGCTGGGACGTTGCTGTTGTTAAGCACGACTACAAAACAAAGATGCCTGTCAAATATTTAGGCAGTAAAAATGAAGACTATCCAAGAAAGAATTGGTCTAGTGTGATGATTTTTAATTGTGCTATGATGCCATGTAAACGTTTAACACCTGACTATATACAAGAATCAATTGGATCTCATCTACATAGATTTGAATGGACACAAGATGATCGTATAGCAGAAATTTCTAAAGAATGGAATTGGCTCGCCGCAGAATATGAAGATAATCCTGATGCTAAATTAGTACACTATACACTAGGTACTCCTTGTTTCCATGAGTTCTCTAACACTGGTATGGCCAATGATTGGCACCAAGAAAGACTGTTTACTGAATACTGTCAACAAAGGATTGATCTACTAGATGATAACAGCAAATGATATACTTTGTCTAGATAGAAAAGAAACAAATAAACTCCCTAAAAATCACCTCAAGTTATTAAACACTTCTATCTTTAATTTTACAAAAGGATGTAATGGAGTTGCTGTCAGCTTGGAAGAAGCACGGGCTTATCCTGACAACACCTGGGTAATATACGGCGCCGGAATGATAAAAGCTGTAAAGAATTGTTGGGAAAACAATACACCATTCTTCTATATTGATAATCAATACTTAGGTAATATGAGAAGCAAGAAGCAATGGCATCGTATTATAAAAGATCATGTACATGATATTCGACCTATTATAGAAAGACCTAGAGATAGACTAGAACAGGTGATAAAATATATTCAATGGGCTCAATTAAAACGCCCAGAGCTAAATCCTACCCTATTAGATCCTAAACCTTTTACTTCAGGACGTAATATTCTAATAGCACCACCTAGCCCTAAAAGTTTTACTTTATGGAACATTGATCAACAACAATGGATTGATCAAACAGTAGCAGAAATAAAAAAATATACAGATCGACCAATTAAAGTTAGACTAAAGAGACCTAGAGATGACCGTTTTATACAGAATACTTTAGAAGATGATCTTAAAGACAGCCATTGCTTAGTAACATACAACTCAGTAGCCGCCTGTGAAGCAATAATTAACGGTACACCAGCATTTACTTTAGGCCCTAATGCGGCTCAACAATTAGCAAAACATGATCTCAGTGAAATAGAAAATCCTTACATACCATCAGACGACGAACGAGAAGCTTGGTTGCGTCATTTAAGTTATAGTCAATTTACTCGTACAGAAATGAATAACGGCACAGCTTGGGGTATACTTAATGGCTAATTATACCATTATCAATGACGAAGAATTATGCGATAGTCTCGCTAACCAACTCATAATAAAGTATTATCTCAAAAGTTTGAATTGGTATTTTTGTAATAAAATATATGCTAATCATTACAATGGTACAAAACCAGTGTATGACGCACCAAAACATAGAGATAGGATAGAGCAAGCTGTTATAGCAGATCTAAATAGACTACGAGATAATATTGATGTTGGGAAAAAAACTGTTAAGAAATTAATTAAACGTCGATTAGTTAATATTTTACTTAAACAGTTTGAAGACATATGTGTATCTATTGGAGGCACCCGTGCTAGAGGAAAACGTTTGTTGTTAGCACGTTATTTAGAGTCACAGACACGCAACCATATGAAAAAATTGTCTAAAGGTATATATAAAAATTCTATATATAAAACAGTAGACAATTATTCGCAAATTGAGACAGATTGCTTAATTAGAAATATACTTAATAATGAACAACTATTACATGATAAAATAAAAAAAGAATTTCCTTTTTGGTTTGTTGATAGCGGATATACTAATTTTATTCACGCTAAAAGCAGAAAAGAGTTTCATCGACTTTGCCGTAATGATATTCATGCTGTCAAACCAAAGCATGTTTTTCCTATGGATCGACTATTAAACATGATAGTAAATTCAAGATACAGCAAAACTAAAGGATTCTCATTTCCTAAATATTGGAGAATCACTGGTAACACAGTATTAATAATACCGCCAAGCTTACATGTATGTAAAATTTATGGATTAGATCAACAGAAATGGATTAAAGAACAGAAAGAAAAGCTAAAAAAAGTAACAGATCGACCAATTAAAGTTAGAAAAAAACAAGGTACAAGAAAAACTCGCACAACTTTGTATGAAGATTTATTAGAAGACAAGTCCATATATTGCGTGGTTGGATATAATTCAAACGCACTCACTGAAGCTGTATGGGCCGGAGTTCCTGTAATTACATTAGGAAATCATATAACTAATCCAGTCAGTAGAAACAGTATAGAACAGATCAATGATCTCTATAGAGATGATGTAAGTCAATGGCTATGTTATTTAAGTTACAGCCAATTTACTTCTGAAGAAATATATAACGGCACAGCTAAAAAAATCCTGGAGTCATGGCATGTATGATGTAGTAGTCTATTTGTCAAGTTTGCCTAGAATAGCAGACCATGACCGCAAAGCACAAATATTAAAAGCATTTGCTGAAGGTGCCCAACGTGCTGGTGCTCGAGTCTTTGTACAAACCAAACACGAGGTTATTCCAGCACGACTAGGAGTATTCATTGGTTGGGTTGGTCAAACATTTTCTGGACCTCACATTCATTTACGTAAAAATGTAATCGATTGGAGTCGTGCTAACGGACAACACTGTATGCCTATTGATGGCAGTTGTTTTAAATTTGCAGATCCAAAGAGTATGTATGTTCGATATAGTCTAGATGGTGTATTTTATAATGAACATGAATATGCTAATAAAGGTAGCATCAATACCAAATGGAATCAATTAAGATACGATCTGCGTATGCCAGGAATGAAGCCTTGGAGAGAAAATGGAACAGGCAGTCATATTTTAATTTGTCTACAGCGAGACGGAGGCTGGAATATGAAGGGTACTGATTTAGATCAATGGCTGGCTAACACAGTTACTCAAATAAGAAAACTTACTGATAAGCCTATATTAATAAGACCTCATCCTAAGCGTAAGTATATTCTTAAAGGTTATTTAAAACAAAATAATATATATGAAAGTGTACCTGGCAGTACTCTAGAACAAGATATTGAAGGTGCTCATGCCTGTGTATTCTATAACTCATCTAGTTCTGTAGCTAGTATATTAAAAGGTGTTCCGGTATTTGTACAAGATCAGGATGCTGTAACTTGGGACGTAGCTAATCACGACATTAGAAATATTTTAAATCCTGTTTGTCCAGAACGTAGTCAATGGTTATATGATTTAGCTAGCTGTCATTGGTGTGACGAAGAACTAAGAAAAGGTCTTGTGTGGAAACACTTTGAGCCTTACTTAAAATCCTAAAATAACGTCGTTACGTACACGACTAAGCTCTCGAGCTCCCCAACTTTTTAATAGTTCAACACTTTCGTACTGAGTATCTTCAGTGATGCCTGTGTCTTTGTGTAGTTTCTGCTCAACAACCATAACAGGTTTATATTCTTTAATTGTTTGTTCGGCACCTAATAGAATATTATATTCATACCCTTCGCAATCTATTTTAATGTAATCAATCTTTTGAAGTTCTAAACTATCTAATCGATACATATGAATTTGACCATTACCCATAGTGTCAGTATTAACATGACTGTGTCCTGTGTTGTCTGGTGTGATTACCATATCTATTGTTGTGTTTTCGTTGCCCAAAGCATAGTCTCTAATAGCAACTTGGGACATATCAACATTCTCTCGAAGACATTCTCTAAAGTCAGCCACTGGTTCAAATGCTATAACACGTTGAAACTGTTTAGCCATATCCCTTGTCCATAGCCCTATATTGGCACCTATATCTAACGCTAGACCCTTGTGTGCTACAAACTCAAAGCTCTTGCGTCTAACGGGCTCCTGATAAACAGGTTCTCCGCCTTTCTTGATATTTTTATCCAACATATAAGCAAAATGTGTGTCATAGTCTGGAAATGACCATCCATGTTTTTTATACATTATTTTGTTTCCTTTATATTAGACCAATAAGGATGATTAATGAACGTGCCTTGATCTCTTTTATTACTGTGTCCTAAATCTTTACGTTTACCTTTGACATGATCAAGATATTCGCCAAGAGCACTGTTAATAAACGGATGCCCAGCAAAGCCTTTCGTGTCTGGATTAGGATTTAAGTTGAAAAACTTATTCTCAGACTTAGTTCTATATTGTTTCCATACTGTAGACCAAACATAGCTGTCGTGATATTCTTTCAAGGCAAACAGTTTATCTTCTGTATACAATGACACAAACTCTCTTATAAACATTCTTGAGTTAGGGTGTCTAAGATTGTATCCAACCCATCCGCATTCAGGATGATATTTGTCACCACGCCCGAGATATGTAATCATTGCGTCTCCAGGTGATATGCTTGGAACAAAGTGAACGGGGATATCAGTATGAGTAAGTGTATCAGCATCACACCATATCAGCCAATCAGTATCTATAGTTTTCTCTGCTAATCCTGTAGCAAATACTTTGTAACAAAAACGCACAGCGTCCCACTTAAACTGTTTACGTGGATCCTGTGAAGCATCACGTCCGTGTGCTTTAGGATTGTTTCTATGTCTTTCAACAAAGTCTCTACATTCTTTGCTTTCTTTAAGTAGATCAACTACCTGAACATTTGACTTAGTTGTTTTAGGTGTACAGTTTTCAGCATAAACAACAAGATCGATCTCTGCCGGCCAATGTTTTTCAAAGGTGTCTATCATTCTCTGACCGTACTGTTCCATTCCTTCTTTATGGAATGTAGTGATTAAAGTATATTTCACTTTTTGTCCTTGTGTTTATATAAATGGATACATACTATTATATTAGCATATATTTATTCAATGAAAAAACTGACCTATTTTTCTAAGCACACATCATTAAATTCAAAGCCAGTTATGTCTGCCTTTTTATCTAGTGCTAAGAAGCATTATCAAGTGGTAGAAAATGATATGAACGCAGATATTGCGGTCATATGGAGTTGTCTATGGGCAGGACGTATGGCTCCTAATAAAGAAATATATGAACATTTTCGTAGACAAAATAAACCTGTAATAATAATTGAAGTTGGTGCCTTAAGAAGAAACACAACCTGGAAGATTTCATTAAACAATATTACAACTGAGGGCTATTATGGCCATACTGAAAATTTAGATTGGGATAGACCTAATAAGTTAGGTATTAACCTCAATGAGAACACAAACAATAACGGTAAAATATTAATTGCGGCACAACATCATAAAAGTTTACAGTTACAGCATTTAGAATCACAAGAACTATGGATTGAACAGCAAGTAACAATGATACAATCTCAAACAGATAGAGAAATCGTTGTACGCAGTCACCCTAGATCTCCATTACAAATGCCTAGTGAAATGCCTCGTAAAATTACAGGAACATATGATGACTTTGATTTTAACACTAATTACTATTGCGTTGTAAATTACTCGAGTGGTCCAGCAATACAGGCCGCAATATCAGGAACACCAATTATAACTAGTGAACTAAGTTTGGCGTACTCTATAAGTAACAGTATTAATAACATAGAACTAGTTAATAATCTTGCTACAGAGCAATGGTTAGCAGAGATAACGCACACCGAATACCTCATTGAGGAAATTGAACAAGGACTGTGGATAGAAAGATTGGAATCACAATTATGAAACAGGTAGATGACTATATGGAAGATGGTATAGACTGCGGATGTGTGCTTCATGGAGAATACTATACTTTAGACTATGCTAAGAAATTAGAAGCTGGGTTACGTAGGAACTTTAGCTGTCCTATACGTTTTCATATATGGACTGAAAAGGCTAGAGAAGTACCTAAAGGGTGGCACAAACACAGTCTTAAAGATCTAGGAGTTAAAGGGCCTAAGAAGGGATGGTGGTACAAAACACAAATATTTAGAAACAAGGACTTTCAGGGCAGATTGTTTTATTTTGATTTAGATATTATAATCTCAGGTAACTTAGATTGGATGTTGAGATTGAGTAGTGAAAAGTTTTGGGCAGTTAGAGATTTTCGCTATCTTTGGAAGAAAAACAAATGGACAATAAATAGCAGTGTGATGGTATTTGACACTGACAAGTACGCTGACCTTTGGAAAAAGTTTAAGCGTAACCATCATGCTATTATAACACAATATAATGGTGATCAAGATTACATAGATATAGAAGTGCCCAACGATAACAAACGCTGGCTTGATCAAAACTTTGTAAAAAGTTATAGATGGGAAGTTATGGATGGTGGGATAGATTTTACCTATCGTACATATCCTAACAAAGGAAAAGATCGAAGTCATATTTTTAGAGATCTAAGTATAATAGTATTCCATGGAGTGCCTAATCCACATGAGATTGATGATAAAGAAGTACTAAGGCATTGGAAACTAGATAAATAAACGTAACAAACGGAGAACATAGCACATGGCTAATAGAACATTTAAGGTTTACGGACAAGCATACGCTGAATCAGGTGATGTAACAGCAGTATTGACTGTAGGCGGAGTAGAGGTATTTAACGGTGCAGTTAATGACTCCACAACAGATAGAGAAGGTAATCCACCAGACACAAGTAATTTGCTTTTTACATATGAATTAGATGAAGCAACAACAGGCAACTTAGCATACTCACTAGCAGTTACAGGTGGAGAACTTTGTCTAGGTAGAACAAAATATAACGGTGTTACAGGACTTACAATACCTCAATCCTGGATTGACGCTAATATACCTGATCCAACAGCTATATCAGCTGAGGCTCAAACATATACAGCAAATACATTAGGTGAATCAGCTCTAGGCAGTGACCTATATAACGCATTAATAGCAGGCACACTTACAAACCCGACAGATGAACAAAATACTGCGATTGTAGCGGCAAACACTAACAGTACTGATTTTACAGTATATGGTGATGATAATGATGAAAGAAGCAGTGCTCAAATCGACGGTGCGGCATTAGAAGGATGGGATGACGCTACAGTAAACACTAATAATTGGCCTATCATTCCAGATGGTTCAACATTTACTTGTACATGGAATTTAGATCCATCAACAGTTATTGACGCTGAATAGAGAAAATTGGATAACAGAAGATTTAAGGTTTATGGTCAAGCATACGCCGAACAAGGCGATGTAGTAGCAACATTAACAATAGCGGGCCAGGTCGTATTCGATGGCCCTGTGCTAGACAGCACAACAGTTAGAGATGGCCAACCACGAACAAGTAATCTTCTTTTTGAATATGAATTACCAGTAAGTCAAATAGGCAAACTGTCATACTCATTGGCAATCTCCGGCGGTGAGCTATGCTTAGGCAGAACACAATACAATCTACTTCCTGTAGCAATATTAAACGGAACATGGATTGATCAAAACACACCAGATCTAACTAATATATCAACATCAGCTCAAACACATTTGGCAACGGAATTAGGTGAGGATAAATTAGGTAGTGACATATATAACGCATTAATAGCAGGATCATTAACTAGTCCATCAGATGAACAACTACAGATAATGATTAAAGCAAACACTACCATTGGACCCATTGATGTTTTCAAATATGACAACGACGATAGAAGAAATGCGTTGATTGACGGAGAAGAGATTGAAGGTTGGGCAATGAGATGGTCTCCAAGTTGGTGGCCTATTATTGATAACGGTTCAGCATTTACTTGTATTTGGAACTTAGATCCATCAGTTAATATAATAGGAAATACAACAGATCCTGGTTATCAGATGACATATGACGAATGGATGGCGAGTCAAGCAAACTAAAATACGATAAAATAAAGAAAGCACTAGAAATAGTGCTTTTTTTGTGGCTATTCACACAATATCTAGTCAAAGTCATTGACATAAAACACAACATGTAGTATAATTACTGAGTAATTTAAATAAACTCAAGGAGAATTATATGTTAACACCTAATGATAAAAAGAATTTAAAAAGAATGTTTCAACAGGTAAATTTTATAAATGGAGTAGCTAAAACCTTTTTGTTTACTATGTTTATTCTTGCTGGCTTTATGTTAGTAGACCTATTACTTCAAGGAGCAGGCATAATTTAAAGGTTGACTAAAAAATTTAAAACTGCTATAATTGTATTAAGAAATGAGATAAAGGGTAAACAATGACATTTAAGTGCGATTATAATTTAGAAAAAATAAATGCTAATTTATATGATGACATAGATCAGCTCGCCATGGATATCTCAGGTAAGTTAGAAATAGAACTACAGAAGTTAGGTATAGCAATATCAGATCAAGACTTAGAAGCTGTATATGATCTAATGAGAAACGCTTCACTGAATTCGGTTGACCAATAAATCCAAAACTGCTATAATGTTTTTAAGTTAGAAATTAATCATTTACGGGGGTAGATAACATGGTAGCTAAGGCAATTAAATTCACAAAAGAAACAGACGATCAAATTATTGAACGTATTGGCAAGCGTTTTAATATTCTTGACCAGATGACTAAAGCCTGCATCAATGGTGATGTTAGAGCTATGATCGTAGTAGGCCCTCCGGGTGTGGGTAAGTCATACGGTGTTGAACAGCAACTTGACAAGGCTAACGTATACACTGAATTAAGTTCAAGACCTAGAACATTTGATGTAGTGAAAGGTGCTATGTCAGCTATTGGGTTATATACTAAACTATTCAACTACAAAGAAAAAGATAATGTTTTAGTATTTGATGATTGTGATTCGGTGCTACAAGATGAGCTATCATTAAATATCCTAAAGGCCGCACTTGATAGTAAGAAGACTCGTAAAATATGTTGGAACACTGATTCATATAAGTTACGTAATGAAGGTGTACCTGATGAGTTTGAGTTTAAAGGTTCTGCAATCTTTATTACTAATATCAAGTTTGATAATATTAGAAGTAAAAAACTTAAAGATCATTTAGAAGCTGTTCAATCAAGATGTCACTACTTAGATCTTACACTTGACACTGTGCGTGATAAACTATTACGTATCAAACAGATTGCTGGTACAGGTGCTCTGTTTCAAGACTATGATTTCTCAGGACATGAAGTTGACGAAATGTTAAACTTTATGACTGATAACCAAGATAACTTAAATGAACTAAGCCTGCGTATGGCACTTAAAATAGGCGACCTCAGAAAAGTTTCACCAGTTAGTTGGCGTGAAATGGCTGAAGTTACTTGTATGAAACGTAGATAGTTCTTTTTGTTATTCATAAAAGGGTGTTGTTGGTTGACACCCTTTCTCCTTTTAGTGTATACTACATATTATGAAACAAGCATTATTACATATTAAAGATGAAGTCAATGTAAAAATTGAAGGACTTGATTTAGATGTTCGCAAAAAATTAGTGGACATGTTTAAGTTTGAGATTCCAGGTGCTCGCTATATGCCCGCAGTTAGACTAGGCAGATGGGATGGCAAAGTAGGTTACTTTCAATTGGGTGGCAGTACATATATCAATCTATTAGATCAAATACTACCAGTCCTTGAACAATATAACTATGACGTTGATCTTGAAGACTATCGAGACTATGAAAGACAGTTTGAATTTACTCAGGTCAAAGAAGATACATATAGTCATTTAACCTGGCCTGAAGGACATCCAATAGCAGGTGAACCAATAGTGTTACGAGACTATCAGGTCGAACTTATAAACAAGTTTTTAGCTAATCCACAATGCCTACAGGAAATAGCAACAGGTGCTGGAAAAACATTGATCACAGCGGCATTGAGTTCTTGTTGTGAACCACACGGTCGTACAATAGTTATAGTACCAAACAAAAGTTTAGTTACACAAACAGAAGCTGACTATATCAATATGGGATTAGACGTAGGTGTTTACTTTGGAGATAGAAAAGAGTTCGGACGTACACATACTATATGTACTTGGCAAAGTCTTAATATCCTACTCAAAGGATCAAGAAACCAATCAGTGGACATAACAATAGATGAGTTTATTCAAGATGTTGTCTGTGTTATGGTTGACGAAGTACACATGGCCAAAGCAGACGCACTAAAAACTTTGCTAACAGGAGTTATGAGTCAAATACCTATACGTTGGGGACTAACAGGAACTATACCCAAAGAAGAATATGAACGTATGAGTCTTAAATGTAGTATAGGTGATGTGATAGGAAAGTTATCAGCTAATGAATTACAGCAAGAAGGAGTACTGGCTAACTGTCATGTAAATATTGCTCAACTAGTTGATCATGCAGAATATAACGGTTATCAAGAAGAATTGAAATATTTGTTAGGGAACGAGGATCGATTAGAATATATAAGCAAGTTAATTACTAAAATTAAAGAGAGTGGTAATACTTTAGTGTTAGTAGATAGAATAGCACCAGGTAAGATGCTTGAAGAATTGATTCCAAACTCGGTGTTTGTATCAGGAGCAACTAAAGCACAAGCAAGGAAAGACGAATATGACGAAATTGCAACTATGGACGGTAAGGTTATTATTGCTACTTACGGTGTGGCCGCTGTGGGCATTAATATACCTAGAATTTTCAACCTCATCCTCATCGAACCTGGCAAGAGCTTCGTCAGAGTTATCCAGTCGATCGGTAGAGGTATCAGAAAAGCAGAAGATAAAGATTTTGTTCAAATCTGGGATATAACATCATCTTGTAAGTTTGCCAAACGGCATTTAACAACACGTAAAAAGTTCTACAGAGAAGCTAACTATCCATTTGAAGTTGAAAAAATAGAATGGAAATAATAGTTGACAAACACAACTCAGTCATTTAAAATAAGGGTAATATGCAAATACTTACATTAGATAATACAAGATACGATTTAGACACACTGCCAGATGAAATAGACGATATGCGTTTTAGTGTGTTAGATAATTCAAACCCAACAGATCCAGATTATCATTGGATTCCGTTGATCTTTCTAGAAAGTTTTAATTCACCAGCACTGGTATTAAAGATAGGCGAACATACTATTAAAATGCCTGTAGATTGGCAAATATTAATTGGCGAACCTGATGTGGGTGATTTAGAAGTACTACCATTGACATCAATCAATGACAGAGGATTTAGAGCATTTCAGTTTAATAGTTTAACTGACTTTCGTCCTAGTTTCTTAGACATTGAGATAGTTGACGTTTATCAAGATGTTTCCTGGTATAGCCCTAAGCTCAAAAACGGACAGCTATTAGCAATACCTCTCAACGATGGACCCGAGCCTGAGTGTGTATACTTTGTTAAAGACATAAGCCGTAACTGTGAAATTGTTAACTATCCTTTATCGTTCTAATGTCTAACAAAGATACATTTTGTTCTAAGATCTTCTACCATAAAGAGATTGATTTTTCAGAAACAACAATTCCTTGTTGTTTGATACGACCTAGATCTGCAGATATTGATAAAATGAGAACACAGTTATTAAATGGAGAGAGACCTATAGAGTGTAAAACTTGTTGGGACCTTGAAGACAAAAGCATAGAAAGCGACAGGCAGATAAAAAATAAATCACTTGATTTTTATTTAGATAGAGACATTGAGAGAATAGAAGAAGATTGTAAAAACGGAAACTACAGTACTAAAACTGTAAAAATAGCAATATCTAATCTCTGTAATTCTACCTGTGTTACCTGTGGCAGTGAACTTAGTTCAGCATGGGCAACATTAAGAAAAGAAAAAACTTTTACCATAGTTGATCAAACAAAGATAGACTCAATAGATTGGGGCGGGTTGGTAATGTTAAGCTTTGTTGGCGGCGAACCATTAATTGATAAAAAAGTTTTTGCTACATTAGAAAAAATGATTGAGTTAGGAAACACTGATTGTTTTATTGATATGGTAACTAACGGAAGTGTTGAACTAACAACGAAACAGATAGAAATCCTCAGTAAATTTAATAATGTACAGATGGTCTTAAGTATTGATGGTATTGAAAAAAGATTTGAGTACATGAGATACCCACTGAAGTGGAACAAACTATTAGATAATATTGATTTGTTCAAAGAACTTGGATTCAGTCTCGCAATAAGTTATACTGTAAGCAACGTGAACGCTATGTATTACAACGAAACTATTGATTGGTTTAATAGTCAAGGAATACCTCATAATACTAATCCAGTCACAGAGCCGTTGTATTTTTCTCCACAATGTTTACCTGTAGAAGTAAAAAAGAAGATAGATGTTCCTTTTATAAACAGTGAGAATCATATTACAGCACACGATGAACAGTTTATTAAAGCGTGTGAAGAACTACGTGAACAAGATCAATTGAAAGAAATAGATATAGCAGATTATCTGCCAGAATTTAATGAGGTTATGGAAAATGGCTAATACAGATCCTTTATACATTGGTAATGGAATCGCAAACTAAAAAAGTTTTGATATGCGGAGATAGTTTCGCTCAAGACGATCCTAGATATCCAGGCCTGCATTTTAGCCAAAAGATAGCTAATAGTTTTCCAATTGTTGACTGGAAATTATATAACTTAGCAAGTGAGGGTTCTAGCAATAGAGCAATAGCTCAGCAGATGTTACAAGGTATGATGTATAATCCAGACTTTGTAATATTATTGTTTACTGGCAGTAATAGAATTGAAACAGAAAGAAACTCTGGTGACCCTGCTAGAAGTCTTAATCCAGAAGATATTGTAAATTGGAACAGAAAACGTTATACTCTAAATACAGAATCAATGCTACATGTTCGATCAGAAAATGGGGACAGTGTTGTTGATCAAGAAGTAGTTGATATGCAGAATATTATAACAGCAGGGTTTTGTTTGGAATATTTAAAAAATAGAAATATAGGTTATTGCTGGATGGACGGCGGGTTAAGGTCGATTAGCAAAACAATATATGAGAAAAATTACATAGCTAATCCTTTGTTAGATCATAAATTAACACAAATACCGTTAAATTTATGGACTCATAGTAACGGACCTGAACCATCATTCCATGTAGACAGTGAAGAAATACAGGAGAGCTTTGCAAACATGTGTTTGAATCATATATTAGATAGTTTGGATGTGTAATGGCTAATACTGATCCTTTATACATTGGTAATGAAATGGCGGCATATGATCGTAAAGACCGAGACTATTATGATAAATTTACTGATGAACAAAAGAAAAAGTTTTCAACATATTTGATGTTACGTTATGGTGCGTCAGTAGGTGGCAATGCTGATTTACAGGCATATTATTTGATGGCAACTAACAAGTTTGTCAATAAACACTTCTTTGACCTAAACAATCATACTAAACTACAGTGGTTAATGTGTACAACAGTTAGTCCTAACATGGGCAAGCAGTTTCATTATTGGTTAGCGGCTAAAAAGAAAGAAGGCAAATCAACAAACAAAGAAAGAAAAGTAGTTAGTGAACTATATCCAAATATGAAGTCAGATGAAATTGATATGTTTTTGTCAATGAACGATAAAAAAGCAATTAAGGAACATGTAAAAGAGCTAGGATGGGATGACAAGCGAATTAAAGCAGACCTTTAAATGTAATTATTGTGAAAGATCATTTGCCAGAGAAAGCACATTGGCAGTGCATGTCTGTGAACAAAAGAAACGCTTTCAACACAAAGATGATCCTGCGAGTCGTATGGCATTTCAGAGTTATATAAAGTTCTACGAGATAGCACAGGGTTCAGCAAAACAAAAAACATTTGATGACTTCGCAACATCAGCATACTACAAGGCATTTATAAAATTTGCTAATTATTGTGTTAATGCTCGAGTTATTAACACTATCAGATTTACTGAATGGTTATTGAAAAATAACAAGCGTATAGATTATTGGGGCAGTGATAAAATATATGATGAGTTTCTTAAAGAATATATCTACAGAGAAAACGCCACAGACGCATTGACTAGAGCATTAGAAACATCACTTGACTGGAGTGAAGAAGCCGGAGCACCAAGTGAAGACTTCTTACGTCACGGTAACACCAATAAGCTTTGCCAATATATAGCTTCGGGTAAGATAACAGGATGGACTATATTTAATTGTGCTACAGGACACGACTTGTTAGAAAACTTAAACCAAGAGCAGATAGCCATGGTATATGACTTTATTAATCCTGATCGTTGGTCAAAGATACTGCGAGACTATCCAGGTGATACAGAATATATGAAAGAAATGTTAGGGAAAGCAGGATGGTAAAATATTCTACAGACGTAGACATAGACTTTGCTGACAGAGATGACGCACTGAAATTAGTTAAACATACTAATGCGATGCAGAAGAATGAACAAGGCATACGTAAGCATAACTCAGGTGTGTATGTAACAGATATACCTTATAACCCATTAACAGATACAGCAAGTATAGATTATCAGTCAGCAGAACAACGTGGTTACTTTAAGTTAGACTTTCTTAATGTTAATATCTATAAGTTAATACGGGATCAGAAACACTATGATGAACTAATGGCTCGCCCAACACCGTGGCATCAGTTAAAAGATAGAACATTCTTTGAACAAATCATACACATTGGTAATCATTATGACCTAGTATGCGACTTAGAAATAGATTCAATACCAAGGATGGCAATGTTTCTAGCTTTGATAAGACCAGCGAAGAGACACTTAGTAGGTAAGACATGGAGTGAAATAGCCAAAGAAGTTTGGGTAGCGAATGACGATCAATACTTCTTTAAAAAATCACATTCAGTCAGTTACGCTATGTTAGTATCATTACATATGAAGATATTAGATGAAAGTTTACGTACACAAGGACAGTAAAGTCCGTGACATTTGTGATATCATCGAAGAGAGATATTACAGTGTTGAGTACTTAAAAACCTTACCAGACAATACCGTACAAGTTATACCAATCAAGTATGACGATACCTACTTCTTAGACTATATTAAAGAATCAAATGCTACCATTGTGCTAGAAAATCTAGTTGAAGGTGGCGACACATTTATGCGTATGCTCGACAATCAAGGTCTACTTAAAGGTGCCTTAGAAGGTCGCTACGCAACGATCTCTACAGGAGAGCTACCAGAGTCAATCAATAATTTTAATACAAATTATATGATGTATAAAACTGCTGAAGTTAACGAACATAACAAACATGTTGCTTACAGCAGACATGAGAGAGACTACGATTTTTTATTCCTAAACAATAGACCAAGAACACACAGAATAGAATTAATAAATCAATTAGAACAAGAAGGTCTATTAGACAACGCACTATGGACACATATCACTGAAGGCAGGCGACTACCTAGACATTATGAAAAGAATGATATTACATTTGAAAGTTTGATAGATTGGAAAAGATGGGACGCTGGTGAATGTATAACACAACAATACTTTGACACTTACTTTAGCTTACAAGCAGAGTCATCAGTTCTACATAGATACAGTATGTTTACTGAGAAAACATGGAAGCCTATTATTGCTAACCATAATTGGATTACCTTAGGCAGTGCTAACCATTATGAAGACTTACGTAAGCTAGGATATGAAGTTCCAGACTGGGAGTGGACTAGTCGTGATGATTGGCGTGATAGAGTAAAAGGCTGTATAGAGCAAATTAAAATACAAAAAGAATACGGGTTACATCAATGGGACTTGGATACTAGACCTGAACGTAGACACAATCAAGATGTGTTTTGGAAACAGTACGATGAATATTATTGGACTACTAGAGAACAGCTATATGATTGGTTTAGTCTACTCGGCGGACAAGTGTAATTGATTTTTTCTTCGTTCGTTTTTTTGCTAGATTACTAAGACTAATTATTGGACCAGAAAGTATTTCTACATCTTTGTTAACAAATGTCTGTAGGTAAGGTTTAAACTGTGCCCATTCTTCACGTAAGAAAATATTAATTGGAATAGTTCTATTACTTTCCCACCACCATACATTAGCAAGCTCTAAGAAACGTTGTTTAAGTTTTATGTCAACAATACGCCCAAAGTCGTAAAGAGTAGTGACAGTAGCGTCTCGATTCTGTACGATACCGACATATTCTGCTCCAGCGTAATATACCACTGTAACAAATGGATACTTGTCTGCTAACTCTTTAAAAAATTCACTGCTCATCTATCGATAAATACTCTATATGTTTACAACTCAAGTCTATTTATATAAGCAAAAGCACCAGGTGGTATTACGTGACACCACTCAGGCCCTAACATCAATGAGGTATAATCCCGTGTACGCAAAAAATTTAAAATTACACAAAGGCACAGACAATGTGCTAGTGTTTACATTCGTTAATCAGGATCAAAAACCTGTTAATAATTCTACAGCAACTTTTACATTCAGGTTAATTAATAGAGAAGGCAATGATTTAATTCTCGCAAAAACAATGACTGCGATTGATGCTACTAAAGGTACTGCGTCAGTTACTGTTACAGAACAAGACTTAGATGCGGTAGATATACAAAAAGCAAACTATTCAATTGAACGCAGTTTGTCAACTAGTGATCTTAATGATGCAGTGTTTGTTGATGATCATCTTGGCGGCAGAGGAGTTGTTGAAATACTAGATTCAATTATGCCAGAGCATACTGAAAGTCAAACAGTTACTATTCCAGACTTTTTAGACAGCGAAGGTGAAACTACACACTATTCAAGTGAATGGCAAGGAACAAATGATTTACAAACCTTACAATACAAACTTAATGCCTTTACTGGTAACATACAAGTTGAAGGAGCAACATCCAACGATGAACTATGGTATAACTTAGGCAGTGAAGTTTCTTTATCAGCATCTAGCTCAACCGGATATATAAACATATCAGGCTATCACCCATACCTTAGATTACGTATTGAGGAAACAAGTGGTAGTGTTTCAGAACTAAAAGTTAGATAAATTGAATATAAAAAAATTAGCAGTATTTGGTGACAGTTGGGTATACGGTGACGAGCTAATAGACCCTACACTTGAAAACCAAGAATGCTGTTCACATCTCAACAACAATTATAGACTAAGTCATAGCTTTAGTGGACTCCTAGCAAAAGAACTTGGCGTACCCTACGAAAACTATGGCCACCCTGGCGGTAGCTTACAGAGTGCTATTTGGACATTCCTTTGGTTTTTAGAAAATAGAGATTGGAGTGACACGGTCTGCATCGTTGGATTGACTGCTCCAGATAGACAAAGTTGGTTTAATCCAGAACACAAGCATATGGGAGGTGATGATCCTGAATGGAACAAGCTTATACATTCTACTTGGGTAAACTTTGGTAGTGATGTTGTTCCTAAAGTTTGGCAAGACTTTGGTAAACAGTACCTTACACTAAGTCATGATGATCAACTATCAAAATATAACTATCAACAGGCAGTTTATTTGTTTGACGGCCTAGCTAAAATTAAAAACATTCCACTAGTACAATTTAACTTATATGATCCAGGAACTGTGATAACAGGGTGTGATACACTACTATGGCCTGAACAGAATATGAAGGACCGACTGTTAAATAGACCAGATGCAAAACAGATACACGCACCAGAAAAGCATCCAAATGAACTTGGTCACCAAATTATATCAAAAGAGTTGTTACCCAAAGTAAATGATGCTATACTAACTTAATGTTAGATATTACCACTGTTATTCCTAGTAAACATAAACGCACAGCTGGAGGCTGGGTAAGTTTTAATGCTGTCTGCTGTGAACATAATGGTGAAAACAGAGACAAAAGACAGCGTGGTGGTATTAAACAAAACGGCGATGATTGGTCATATCATTGTTTCAACTGTGGGTACAAAGCAAGTTTTAAACTAGGACGTACACTGAGTTTTAAAGTACGTAAGCTATTAGGGTGGTTGGGCTTAGATCAAAATCAAATATCTGGTATAAACTTAGAAAGTCTAAGACATAAAGATTTAGCAGAACTAGCAAAAACAAGAAAGAGTGTAGAAGTTAAAGTTACATTTGAACGTAAAGACTTACCCAATGAGCTACGCTTGTTAAAAACTAGTGATAGCAAATATATAGAATATCTGCGTGATAGAAAGATTGATTGGCAGGATTATCCTTATATGATATCACCAGATGAGAAAGGACGCAACGCAAATCGTATAGTAGTTCCATATACATTTGAAGGTGATGTAGTAGGATGGTCAGCACGTTATTTAGATAATCGTATTCCTAAGTTTATCAATGAACAGCAACCAGGATATGTGTTTGGATTAGACTTACAACAGGAACATTGGACACAGTTGATTGTAGTAGAAGGATTGTTTGACGCACTCAGTGTTAATGGTGTAGCTGTATTACATAACACAGTCAATGACAAACAAGCACAGATTATTAAACAACAACGTAAGCAAGTAACAGTGGTACCAGATCAAGATGAAGCTGGGCTAAAACTAATTGATCGTGCTGTTGAACTAGGATGGGCAGTAAGTATTCCGGACTGGCCTGAACACATCAAAGATGTCAATGATGCTGTAAAACATTATGGTAAATTGG